TTCTCAGCGATACCCGCCCTGTCGTCCGCCACGAACTTCCAAGCGTCCGTAAGGACTCCGGGTACGTCTTCTCCTAGCCGCAACCAAACCTCCGTTGAAGAAAGCCGGGGGGGCCAGCCGGAGCCGACCCCCCCGAGGAACAACTAGTAGACGGGCTGACCCACCTCGATGATGTCGTCCAGACGGGCCGACATACGCGGGTGCTGACAGATCAGCGTCATCATGCCAGTCAGGTGCGACTGGACAATCGCCCGGTAACCGGCACCGCCGGTACCCGGAACGTACCGCCACATGCTCCCGTCCATGTTCTGGAACTGGAACGTGCCGCGGTCCTGGTACTTAGGCACTCGGTACTGGAACGAGGGCCGGTGGATCAGGAACAGCTGGTTGTGGGGAGCGTGGATGTCGGCGTAGAACGGCATGCCGAAAATCTCCAGCTCCGGCCAACCACGGTCAATCTTCTGGTAGCCCTGGTAACGGACGCGCGGCTCAACCTGCTCGCCGTACGCCGACCACACACCCAGGTTCGAGAAGAACGCGTGCTCAGAGGTGAGCGGCGACTTACCCGTGCGGGTGTTGAGCGTGTTGATCAGCGACAGGATCTTGTCCAGCGACAGCGCCGCAGGGGTCCCGCCGTTGTCAATCACGTTGGACTTCCACCAGTACCCGACCTCGGGAAGGGTACGGTCCTTGCTCAGGTACACGTTGTCAACCTGAATCGCCGACATGATGCCGTCGAACTCGAGCGAGCGCATGACCGAGCCATCGCCGCGCGCGTAGATCGACCAGTTCGGGTCCAGGTTGCTCGGGACAACGTTCTTGGAACGGACAATGTGGTCACCGGCAAGCGGGGTACCAGTACCGTCCGCCACGGTCACCGTGTCGTTCGCGCGGTCAATGCCGACAACCGTGAAGCCGGTGCCGGTCACTGCCGTGTAGTTGCCCGTGAACTCGCCAGTGGTGCCGTCAACCTCAGGCGTAGCGAAGTCCACCCGCATGCCGTTCTCCTCCAGCCAGAGGTAACGGTTACGGTCGTAGTAGTTGGTCGCGTCGACCGACAGGACCACCGTGTCGGGCGGACCAGCGGAGAACGAGCCAACACGCGCCAGCGTGCCGGTACCGTCGCCCCAGGTCTGCCGGATCACGTCACGCCGGAGCGTGCGGACCAGGTCGTCGAGCTTGTGCTGCACGACAGGCAGGGCACCAGCGTCACGGCCGTTGAGGAGGTCGATCTCCTCCAGCGTGAACTCGGTGGTTGCTGCCAGACGGTTGAGGGAAATCTCAACCTCGTCGTGGATCGGGTCACCAGCGTCCGGGAAGTCGCCACCCTCGGGAATGTTGTTGATTCCGAGCGAACGACCAACCAGGAACTTCATGTACGTACGGCGACCCTTGACCTCCTTGGAGCTCTTGTTGAGGTAGGCGTACATGCTGCCCTGCTCGTTCTCGAGCTCGTCGTTGATACCTGGCTCCCAAATGTCGTACGCCAGGTTGTTCATGGTCTCAAGGGAAATGTTGGTCACCTCCTTAGGTGAGTAACGGGGTTTCAGACAGCCGACCCTCTCCGCAAAGGGCCCGCTGGAACCGCACCGTTACCCACCATTAAAGGAGGCAACATCGCCGCTTGGTTCGTGCAGTTGGTATTCCAACAAACACGAACCCCCTGCACAAACCGAGAAACTCCGGGGCACCCAACCGCACCCCGGAGTTTCCGGCTAACTACTCGGGGTCAACCCCCAGGGAGTCCGCCATACGCTTCATCGCCGCCTCAAGGCCACCCTGCCTCGGCTGGCTGTCGGCCGGCGCGCCAGACGGGGAGTGCGTGGTTGACGGGGCCGAAGAAGTCTTCTTAGCGGCCTCGGCGAACTTACGCGCGTAGAGGTCGTTCAGCTCGCTCCACGTGCGGTCCATGATCCCGGCAAGGTCGTCGGGCTGGAGGTCCTGGTTCTGGATCTGCTGCACAGCGATGTTCCAGACCAGCTCCTTGTCACGGGCCTCAAGACCCTGAGCGTCGCCGAGCTTGTCCAGCTGCCGGTTGAGGTCGTCGACAATCCGCTCAGCCTCAAGCTCCTCAGCCATCTGCTGACGCTGCTGAGACATGTACTGAGCCATGTCGTTCTGCCAAACCTCACGAAGCTGGTTCGGGTCAATGTACTGCTGCTGGGCCTGCTGCTCCTCGTAGCGACCCTGGTAGTCGTCGTCCGCCTCGTACCTCGGCTCCTGCCCAGTCTCGGGCGCGTAGTTGTTGAACGGGTCGTCCCGCTCAGCCCGCAGGTGGTCGCGAATAGCCATCAGGTCAGAAAGGCTCTCACCCTCCTCAAGGTGGCCCCACTGCTGCATCGCCTGCTCCAGCGCGCGCTCGTGGGTCTCCGGGCCAGTCAGGTCCTGCACCCAGTCAACGTACTGACGAACCTCGTACGGGTTCATTGAACTGTCGACGCCTGCCTGCTCCCAAGCACCCCACGGGTTTTCGCTTGAACCAGACTCGCCGCCCTCGGGGGCAACGCCGCCAGAAAGGTTCTGGTCGTCCACTTAGACTTCCTCCTCGGTAGTCTCGATTTCCTCGTTCAGCTCCTCAGGCTCCTCGTCCTTGACAAGCCTTAGCGATGGAACGTTGTACTCGGGGTCCGGGTACAGCTCAAGCCCGAACCGGTGAATGTTTGCTCGCAGCTCTGCGCGGGTGATAACCCCGTACTCGCGAAGCATCAACAGCGCCTTGGTGTCCCGCTCAAAACCGGGCGGGAAGACGCTGTCCTTAGGGCTGCTCGTTGAGCTGCTGCTCTTCCTCTGAGTTGCCACTGTCCTGCTGCTCCTCACTTTGGTTCCCTGGGCCACCTTGCTGCTGTGGCCTTGCCTGGTCAGAACTGCTGCCGTGCAGCATCGCGTTCTGCTCAACCCGCATGCCCATACGCTGCAGGTGCGCCATGTGGTGCTCACGCAGCGCCTGCTTGACCAGCGGGTGAAGTGCTTCGTATCCGTCGCTGAGCAGGAGTTCCTGCATCGCGTGGATGTGTTCCTCGTCCTTGTCGAAGTACTCAACCTGGGGAACGTCCAAGCCAACGTTGGCGAGCGTCGGGGGCTTGATACCGCGAGCCTCCAGTTCCTCAGGACCAATCTCCATCGCCATCGTTGCGTACTGGGTGACAAGGTCCTGAAGCTCCATGTACTTCTTGTCCTTGTCAGGGAGCGTGGCGAGCGCGAGCATCTTGGAGTTTTCGCGCTTCTGCCGCTGCTCCTGAGCCCGCTCGGACTTGATAATCCCGTCGACGTCGTCCTCGATCAGCTGGGTAGCCCACGGGCGGATATCGATACCGCCGTACTGTGCCATCCCCATAACGGTCTGGAGCTGAGCGGCACGCTGCTTGGGCAGGATTGACCCGGTCACCTTGAACAGGTTGGCGCCCTTCAGACTCGAGCCCATAAACGTCATAAGGTCGTTGGCGTCGTCCATGCCCGGCATCTGGATCATGCGCGGGAGCTCGTAGTACATGGCTACCTGACGCAGGGCACGTGAAACGCCCCACTCCAGAATCGCCACGTACTCAGAAGCTGTGCCGCTAAGCGTCTGCTCGTTCTGCTGGACCAGAGTTCCCAGCGCCGCGGCGGCCTCGATCCCCTTACCGGGGGCCTGGCCACGTGCAGCGTCATGTTGCGAGGAAATCTCCGCCATCACACCACGGAGCCAGTCCATGTGGTTACTGAGGATTCCCGTGGGCTCACCCGGCGTGGACATAAACTTGGGCTCCGGGTAGCCGCCGTGCACCTGCACGATGCCTTCCTCGTTGTACACGCTCTTGGACCGCAGGGCTCCGGCAGCCACGATCAGCGGCGGGCGCGCCACGCGGTCAAGCCACTCGCCAACCTGACTCAGGGTCCGGTTCCAACGGACCTGCACCGGAGCGAGCTCGTCAACTGTGCCTCGGGCGCGCATGTAGTGCCCACCGTCGGGGCGCGGCGTGTACGGCTTGTACGGGAGCTCGTCGTCCTCCCACGGCTCCACGATGTACGGGTCGCCGTAAGCGGCGTCCAGCCACTTGGCGTGAATGCCCATCGGGAAGTCGCCAACCTCAGAAGTCTTCAGGTGGAACAGCTCGTGGACCAACACCGCGTCGCGGTTGTTGTTGGAGCGGATCGTCCCGTCCTCTTCCTCCAGCTGCACCGACGCCGGCAGCTGTGGTGACTGCTCCCCGGTGCCGAACTTGGTGTCGCCGAGCGACTGCTTACTGCGCTGAACAAGCTGCTCAAGGGTCATACCCGCTTCGCGCTCAACCTGGTCGCGGGTGACGATCCTGGACTCGATGATCCAGCGGCAGTCATCCCAGCTCTGCGGGATGGCGTCCACTGAAAGCTGGCCCGGCCGGACAACGCGGAACTGCACGTCGCCCTGGTACACCGTTTCCTTCCTCCAAGTTCCGCCCTGGCCGAGCGGGTCCTGAAGCTGGAGCGCCTCGAGCGCCTGCGGGTCCGACACCGGCTGACCCATCTGGTCGTAGAAAATGTCGAACTTGCCGCCCTTGTACTTGTCGTAGTAGACGCAGAGAAAACTTACGCCGTCAATCTCGGCGGTCAGGGCAAGCTGGCGGAACTTGCGGTCGAGGTCCCAGCCGTTGACGTCCCACATGGCCCCGACGAACTTGGTCGCCAAGCGCGCGGCGTCACGGGCGTCTTGCTCGTTGCTGTTGGGAAGCACCTTGAACGGGGGCCGCTGATACGTGATCGTGGCAACACGGCCGTCGACAAACGGCTTGATCATGTTCACGGTGTCACGACGCCTGCCGCTGGGCAGCCGGTCAGTAGGCGACAGCGTGCGGACGCTGTTGTTGACGACCCGCAGGTACTGCTCGCCCCGGTACATCAACCGGTTGCGCTGCCACCTGACACGCTCGTTGCGCTGGATCGTCTTACCCTCGCGATACAGCTCCTGCAGCTTCTGGCCCAGTGTTTTCTTGTTCTTCGCCTCGCCCGCGTAAATGCGCGCGTACTTGCCCATTTCGGGCGACGAGGGTGCACTGAGCGCCTGGGGGTCTGCCCCGGTGTCGTCAATCAAGTAATTTCCCCGATTTCGTCTCTAGGGCCGCCACGCAGTACACCAACACCAGGGCCTCGAGCGCCTGCATGCTCAGGGCCCGCGTAGAACCCAGAAGTCGCTGCGAAGACAGCTTGGCCGTGCTTGCTGCCTGTGGCAGGAGTTGCCGTGAAACCTGACTCCGCGCTCCATACGCACGTTTCAAAGTACTTGTTGGAAAGCCTCGCGAAGAAATGGCTGCGAGGCCTAAACCCAACCTGCGCATACGTCGGCGGTACCAGCTCATTGGACCCCTCCGGGCCGACACCAAAACTGGATACTGCGGCGAAGGTGCAACTGGGCTCAAGTGCTGGCTTCCCGTGGTAAAGGAGGGCTAGGGTCAACTAGTCCTCAGCCGGAGGGTTGTGCGGGGGGAAGAAGTAGGTGGTCTGGAAGACCGTTCCAGCACTCACTGACACCGTCAGGTTGAATTCCGGGCCCGACTTCCTTCCGAGCTGGTCCTCAAAAGCGCGGGTAACCGCCGCCTCGAGCTCCTTGCCGCGGGCGATAAAGGAATCCAGCTCTTCTGGGGGTACACCAATTGAAACGTTGATGCTAACCGGGGCGTAATCGACTCCCGGCTGTGGTCCGTCAGTCAATTTTCCTCCTAGTCAATGGCCCGAATTATGTAATTCAGGGCGACGTATGGGCTAAGCCTGCTGTGGGCGTGGCTGCTACCGGCCGGGGAAATTGCGTGGCGGTGGTTAATGTTTTCCACGTTAACCTGACCGCGGTGCGTGTAACCGGACGCAACGTAGTTTTCCTGACCCGCTGAGCCCTCACCGTGGTGTGGGTGAAAGTGCAGGCCCGAAATGTCCGAACGACGGCCAGTGAAGTTGTGGCTGTGGCTCGCGCCAGCGGCGTCGTACGAATACCCGGTAAGCCCGTTTTTATCGGGGTCGTGGTTATGCGCCGGCATTTCGGCAACGGTCAGGGAGTGCGTGTGCTTGCCGCCGTCTGCCCCGATGACAAAATTTCCGTTGCCCTCGGGCGAAGCCAGGGCGGGGTTGTAGCCAACGACCATCACGCCGTTGTTCAGGTTTGGGACCTTGGCAAGAACCACGCTGCCATCGCCGTTAACGTCGTTTGAGCCGAACGGGTAACCCGATTCGCGAAGAATCCGCTCAAGGTCGGGGTAGAGGCCGGTGTCAACGTCATCGCCGTCGCAAAAAAGCCAGCCGTCGGGCTCAGAGGCCAAGACGTACGGAATAACGGTGCCGAGCGGAACGCCGCCGGAGCTAACGCCTCCGCCCTGACCGATCCACGACATCAGTCGAGCTCCTGCATCCAGTTGACGAGGCTGTCGCCCGGTTCGGTGCTTGAGCGCGAAATGTAGATCGGGCTGCGCGGGGCCTTGTCGATCACCATGCTCCGACCGACCTTGAGCTCGATGCCGTGGGCGTAAGCTGCGTAAGCGTCGCCGGCGACATATACGTCATGGGGGCCGTTGTTCTGAATCAGAATCGACCGGCAGGTCTCCTGCTCCGGGATGTAACCGTCACCCTGCGACATAGGGACAGGAACCTGGTGCCCCACGGACTCCTGACCAACGATCAGGTTGCGGCCTCGAGAGGCTGCGTTGACAAGGAGGCCCTGCTCAACCGAGGCCGGGATCGCCTTTGAGGAACCCGCTTCGTCCTCGCCAAGCTTGACGATCTGAACGTGCGTGGTGTTGTCGGCTTGGTCCGTGGCGACTACAGCGCCGCCAGACATCGGCCAAAGTGTGACGTTGTCGGCCACGAAGCCTCCTAGCTAAGGGTAACCACGAGTTCATTCGGCCTGAACAGGACAATGTCCGTCTCGGACACCATCAGCTCAGGCACGAGAACCGTGTGGGCGAGCATTTCACCGCCGGTAGCTGAGTCGCAAAGACCAACGTGGGTCAGCATCCCCCAGTTTTCAGCAGCCATCGGGTACTGCAACAGGACGTTGTTGGAAACCACGCCGTTTGAAACGGGCTTCCAGTCAGCAACGTCCAGCGCAACGCGCTCGTAGCCAGCCCCGGAAACCTCGCCGTCGGCGGTGCCGTCGGAGAAGTCGTCAATAGGCGCGGTCCACAGACCCACGTAAAACGTCGTGGGGTAGTTCGGAGCCACGCCGTTAAACACCTCGGCCAACACCTTGTCGGCCATATAGGTCGTGAAGTCGCCCATCAGGCTTCCACCTCCAAGATACGAATACTTGCCGCTGCGTCAGCGACTGCGTACCAAGCGGCACGCACCGTTGCGTCAGTTGGGTGCCCCTGCTGCAACCAGAAACTGCCCCCGCCCCGGAGCGGGAAACCGTCAGCGACAGTGACGTTGCTGCCGCCCAGATACACCGTTTCGCCAGACTCGTTGTAGATATGAAGTGCCCGGCGGCTGGGCGAAGGATCAAAGATCCGCTTCACGTCTGAGTCGACTGAGATCACTCCAGTCTCAATTGGCACTAGACCTCCCACTCATCGTCGTCAAGCCCAATAGCTGCCAAGTCAGCGTCAAGCTCAACTTCGCTCAGCGGGCTGTCAAGCCACTCTTGGTCCAACTGCTCCACTAGGTCAACCGCGTTGGTCCTGCGCTCCGGAGCCTCCTCCGCGCCCCACGGGCGCTGAATTCGGTCCAAAAGCGTGGACTCGTGCTCGAGCTGGCGCTGGTACGCCTTGCTCCAGAGCTCAAGCTGAGTCTTGGTCAACTCGCGGTCCTCGTAACGCCACCAGGCAAGAACGCCGAGCGCGCCGAGGACGACCACTGCGGAGATCCAGCTACTCAACTGGAGCCTCCTCGGCCTTCTTGGCCTTGGTCTTTGCCGCCTTAACCTCGTCGTAACGCACGACCTTCAGCTCCGGCGGGCGTTCCTTCAGCTTGGCAATTTCCTTCTCGAGCCGCTCGATCTTGTCCTGGAGGTAGTCCTCGACTCGCGTATCGCGCTGTACTGGGGCTTCCTCAAGAGCGCAAGCAGCCTGAAAACAGCGATTGCACTGGAAGTACCGGCACGACTGGCCGGCGTTGTTCTCGTACTGCCAGTCGAGGTGGAGGTAGGGTCCGTCATCCGGACGACCGGTGCCGCAGCGGTGGCAGCTGTAGGGGAAAGCAAAAGGGGCTTCTACCCAGCGGTCAGGCAAGGTTTTCCTCCGTAGTGGTGGCCGCCCGGTAGTTTGTACTACTCCGCCGGTCTAAACCTCAATTCCGTACATTGCAGTCTGACCGTCGTCCCGGTACGAGCGGGACATGTTCTCGTCGATGTCCCTCGGGGTTATTGGTTTCGCGACTCCGTCTGGTACGCGTGGCTTGTCACCCTTGGCTTCAGGTTGCGGGGAAGACATCACCAGGTAACCCAGTGCGTCCACCAAGTGGTCATCGTGCTTGTGGAACGACTCTTTAGCGTCTTCGCCTGTAAGGCTGCGGTGTTCCGCGTAGCGGTAGTTGACAATTTGACGCCACAGCTGCGGGCAGCGCCGGCAGATCTGCAGTGACGGCAGTGAACCGTCGCGGGTGACAATGCGCTGGGTGAGCAGCTTCCCGATCCGCATAGCCCTGACGCTGGGCTCCTTGGTGCTGGGCGCAATGCCGTAGAGCCCCAAGTTGCTGTACTCGTCCACGTAGCTAAGCCCCTTGAGACCCTGAACCTGGCTGCCGGCAGGGTCACCAAACCGCATCACCTCAGCGGGGTTGATTCCGTACAGCGCGTAGATCTGCCTCAGCTGTTGCGCGTGCCACGGCGGCATTTGCTCAGAGGCCATGTGCTCGTGGAAAACGACCAAAGGTTCCTCGCCGCTGGGGTGGTACGCAGCGAGCACCACAGCAGTGGGGTTTCTGTAGCCGAAGTCCCAGCCCTCGAGAATCAGGTGAACACCGGGGGTAGGAGACCAGTTGTCGATCACGTTGACCCGGTCGTCGGCCATCGTGAACACCTGACCCTCGAAAGCGTCCCAGCTGCCTTGGATGTACCGCTCACGCCACACAGCCGGGTAGTCGGCCAGAAGGGAGTCCAGGTAGTCCTGCGGGAGGTGCCTGTTCTCGGTGGTGGGTGCCCGAAAGTGCTCGAACCCCGGCTTCACGTCGTTGACGAAGTTTTTCCGTAGCCAGCCGCTGGCCCCTGGGTTAGTCGTTACCCACAGCCGGCGGGGGTCCTGGTAACGGAGTCGGCCGAGCAGTGTCTGGTAGATCTGGTCAGGTAGCTCAGAACCCTCGTCGACGTATACCCAGGAGTACTCAGCGGACCTGAGCTTCATTTCGTCGTCGAGGCCGCTAAAGAGGATTTCCGACCCGTTGCCGAACTTCAGGAGCTGGGTGCGCTGGTTGTAGTCCTGGACGTACGGCTTTTTGTGGATACCCATTTGCTGCAGTTGCTGCCAAAAGGTACGCATGGTCGTGGCCTCAAGGTCCTTGAACCGGAGGCGGCCAACAAGGCCAAAAGAACCTGGGTAACTCAGCGCGTGGTAAATGGCCTCGCGGGTACCGATAAGCGACTTACCCGAACCAAAGCCCCCGGAATACAAACGGAACTTGGCAGTTGAGCCCAGGAACCCAGACTGCGCCGGCAACGGGTCAAAACCCGCCCCCAAGTCAATTGCCTGCTGCCCGTCCGCAAGGGTTACAACGTTCTTCTGGTTCGCCACGACTTAAATGTACACCCAGACTGGCTTTGCGGGGCAGGTCCTGAGCTAACCAAGTGACAACCGGTACTCCAGTTACTTGGTTGCGCGGGCTGCAGAGCTTACTCACGGCAGG